CGTTTGAGTCTGTATCTAAATCAAAGATACCTGCTGTAGTCACATGACCAGCTGGCGAACCTTTTTCTGCGTTGATGTAGATTGTTCTAACAACTTCTCTGTTAATCTCAGCAAGAATTTCAGCAGATAGAATGTTTGCTAATTCTGTTTCTGCGTCTAAACCATGGATTGCTTTAAGGTCTTGAGCAAGTTCCATTGTGTATTCTGCTTTAAGAGCTCTTGACTTAGCAGTCACAGTTGATTTCTCAATTGAGAATGCCATTTCAGCAAATGAATTACCAGAATCATCTCCTAGTGCTTCAGCAGCTGCTGTAGTCATTGCTGTACCAGTTGTGTATGTTCCAGCAGGTGAGTCGTTAAGAACTTCAGGATTTGTTCCTGAATGAGCAGTTGATGAGAAACCATCTACTGATGAACCAGCTTTGTTTCTACCAGAGAAATCTGTATCAGCTTCATCAAATAACGCTTCAGTACCTGACTGAGAGTCAAATCTGCTTCTCATTGCAAAGATAAGGCCAGTTGGACCAGTCATTGGTTGTACACCAGCAATATCGTATGCGATTAAGTTCGGCATAGCTCTTCTTACTAACGAAATTAGGATTGGATCCCAATTTGAAATAGAAGCGCCAGTCGAGTTAGTTGGAGCAGCTTCTGATAAGAAAGCAGCGTCCTCTTTCATTGCACGCTCTTGGTTTTCCAAGATTGTAGCAGTAACAGCTCGTCTGTAAGAGTCGTTGATTTTTGGTAAATCAGCGTGCTCTAGGACTGGCTGCCATTTTTTTTCGTGGGTTTCAGATAAGTACATATCTTTATCTCTCCTCTATTAGATTTATTTTGACAACTTAATGTCTTTTGTTTTTGTAATAGCGGCGGTATAAGCAGCCATGCTTTTTGATAAATCTACATTTTCAGTTGATTCACCAACCGCTACATCATCAATGTCAGATGAAGCTTCTTTCTTTGCACCAAAGTAACTCTCTTTAATAGTAGATACTTTTGCTCTGAAATCTTCCTCATTTGTATATTCAACCTCTTCAGCAAGTTTGTTGAATTTCTCCTTAGCAGTATCAGCTAAATCTTCACCCATTTCGCTAACAATTTGAGTTTTAGTTTTTTCTGAATTTGCTTTAGTTAAGTCAACATTCTTTTGAATTTCCTCGTTAAGTTTATTTTCTAACGATTCAATTTTAGAAGCTTGGTCTTCTAGTACATCATATTTTTCGTCCGGGACTGAAATATAATGTTCTTCAAATAGTTTTTTCAAACCAGAAATAAAATCTTCAGCGATTTCGCCTTTGATTCCTCTTTCTAAAGCCAGTTCGTTTTCTTTCATCCACTCTTCCACAACATATGCTAGGTAAGAGTCAACTTTTTCTACGAGTTCGCCTTTAGCTTTTTCTGATTCTTCTTTTAATTTTTCTTCGTATCCAGCGTGCATTTTCTTTTTCGCTTCTTTAACTTTTGAGTTAACAGCAGCTTCAAAAATAGTTGCAGCCTTCGACTTAAATTCTTCGGACAAATCTTCGTCTTTGACTAAAGCGTCAACATCAGCTGAAACATCAATAGTTTCATCTTCAGTTTCTTCTTTATGATAAGAAGCTTTCATTGGCTCTTTCTCTTTTTTCTTCTCAGAGTCATGTGCCATTTCTTTCTTCTCGTCTTCGTCTTTAGACGCTTCTTTGATTTCCTCAGAACCTTCCGCCTCTGATTCATCCTCTTCTTTTAGTTTTGGCATTGCGTCAGCAGCACCAGCACTTTTTTGTTGAGGGTCACCAGAAACTTCCTTAACTTTTTTTGTTGCGTCAGGATTAGAGTCTGTAGGTTTTGTTACCGCTGACCCTAAATCTTCCGCCTCATTGCTAAGGTGAGTAGGTTCAGCCGCTACAGCATTCTTTTTCGGAGCGTCAGCTTGTGGGTTAGCACTCGCTTCAGTCACTTCTTTTTCCAACGCCTCAATCTTTGTTTCTGTTTCGGCCATTTGAGAAATCTCCTCTTTTTTTTAATTAATTAAAAAACCTTTGTTTTTCGTACTGTTATTATTTATAAAACTAAAGTTTTCCAAGAAACGATTCAAAAACCTTTAGTTTAACTTCATCTAATTTTTTCTGTTTCGCTTCTCTTATTTCTTGTTTCCAGGCTTCAATATCCTTTTCAACAAGTTTACCATTGTCCCAAACCCACTCTTTACTTTCCATAATGCCTTCTACGAAAGCGTCTGGAGCGCTTGGGTCAGCAACAATGTCAGCTGCCGTTGCAAGGTAAAAGTCATCTTTTACATAGTTTGCACCGTTTCGCTGAATTATCGACCCCATACCACGACTAGATACGCCTAACTGAGCGCCTTCGTCAATAAGACCTTTTACAATCTTACCGTATGGTGTGTCCATAATCTTTGCTTCTCCAATAAAATTCTTACCGTCTGGTGTTAGAGAAGTAATCATGTGTGATACTCTCTCTAAGTTTACAGTTGGACCATCTGGATGGCCTAACTCACCGAATGCTCGTTTTTTATTGATGAATTCTCTATTGTATCTGCTCACTTCCTGTTCCAAAACTTGCTTTGGATACACTCTTCCATTTCTATTCTTCAAATCTGATTGAAGAAAGATACCTTTAATTTTATAAGATTTTTTACCGTTAGTTTCTTCAACTAGGTATTGTGCGTCTTGAATTTCTTCCGATATTAACTTCATGTGTTCTCTCTTTGTACTAACTATTTATAAGGATTTTTACCTAAACTCTACAATTATTGTGTAATTATCACCACTTGCAAAGTTTTTTGTTGATAATAGTACATCTCCCGTTGGTGTTGTTGCGTTGTTAGGTATCTCATTACCAGCTGGTCTTAAATCCCAATAACCATTTCCTGATAATAATGTTGCTGTTGCATTTGTAGCACCGTCCCATAATAACTCAACAGCTGACTTATTATTAGCAGTATTAATTGAATACCAAATTTTACTAATCTTTCTATTACCATCTTCACTCATAAAAGTCAACTCTGAAGCGTCAACTTTTTTGACTAAAGTTTCACCAGTACCGTCTGATAAGTTAGTCATTTTGACAACGAATTTAACACCAGATGTATCTGCTATTGTTTGTGTTGTTACTGTATCTGCCATTACTTGTATCCCGCTTCTTTGTGAGTTTCAATTACAAGATTATATTTTGTAACTGTATCATCACTATTTAAAAATATATCGCCTATTGCGTCTTTAACTTTTATTTCATCTGGTTTTAGGCCATAATTACCTCGACCAGATATAATAACTTTTTTGGTAGTGTCGTTTTTAAAATAAACTGTTACATTACCTGTGCCTAAAATCTCATACTGCATATTTGCAATTGAAACTTTAGGTTCACTACTTGCATTATTACTATTAACTACATCAACAAGTTTTTGTTGAAACTCGCCACCAACACCATTTGAGTTTACAATAATTTTAAAATTATCATCCACTAATTTGGTAGTTGATATAGTCATAATAATTATCTTGTGCTAGATACAGCCGAACCTACAGCGTTACCTGAAGTTTCTAATGTATCAGTAGTGTCTTTTTCTATTACAATGCTGTCGCCAGCATCAATTAAAATTAAAGTTCCTAAAGTGTTAGCACTTGAGTCTTTTAGTGTAATAGTATTGTTAGCTGCTTGTGTTTGTATTCTAACAAAGTGAGCATTACTAAAATTACTTGCACTAATAGTCGAGCCTGCACTTGTAGAGTTGCCTTTAATTTTTAAACACCCTTGAAATCCGCCTGCTGCCATTTTATTCTCCTAATTGTTCTTCTAATTCTTTATCAAAGTAATCATCAAATAGTTTAGTATTAATATTATATTTTTCGGCAACCTTATCTACGGCACCTTCAAAACTTTTTATAATATCGTCTGTGTTATCTTTGATACTTTCAAAGACTTCTCTTACTGCGTCTTTCATTTTAGGACTTAGTGTTCTAAAAGAATCCGAGTCGATATATAAATCTCGTTCAACAATATTACTGAGTTTTAGTTTCGCCATTACCTGCAATCTCTATCTCAGCTTGACCATCATTTGCTTGTGTCTGTACTTGACCGTCTTGTGTGAAAGTACCAGGTTCAGCAATTTCAGGTTTAGGGTCACTAATAGGTTCTGCTTCAACTTTATTAAACAAATTACCTGCAAGTTCCTGCCTCTTTGCGTCTAAGGCGTCACCCATTTTATCTCTTAATGCTTGTTTAAAAGCCTCGCCTGCGTCTGCATTGTTGCCAGCTTCTAAATTATCAATAAATGCTTTTGTATGTTCCGACATAATTTATCTCCTAAATTGTATCTGAAACATCACTTGTAGGAGCTGATATGATACCGTCATC